TTGAACCTAGACCAATGACCAATGAAGATTGGTTACAACATTTAAAAGGAGAAAAATACTATGGATCAGTTCCCATTAGAGATGATAATTCATGCTCTTGGGGGGTCATCGATGTTGATCGTTATAACATACAGCATAAGGAAGTTATATCGGTTATACGGAAAAGGAAATACCCATTAGTACCATTTAGATCTAAATCTAATGGTATGCATTTAATATTATTCATTGATGGTGTTGTTGCAGCATCGGATATGAGAAAAAAATTATTAGAGATCGCATCAGATCTTGGTGTGAATGATACAACTACAGATATTTATCCTGCACAGGATGAAGTTGATTTAACTCCTGAAGATTGGAATCAGAAAAGAAAAGGTAACTTTGTAAATTTACCTTATCAAAAAGCTAGAATGACTACCAGAGTTGCTATGGACAATGATGGTAATTCAATAAAATTAGAAAATTTATTTAAGTTTGTATCTGAATACAGAATTACACCTGCACAATTTAAAAAATTAAAAGTGTTTCAAGATGATGAAACAAAAGATTATCCACCATGTGTAGTTAATTTTATGAAAAACAAAATTCAAAAAGGTGAAGGTCGTAATGATGCTATGTTCAATGTAGCGGTGTTGGGTAAAAAGATTGATCCAGATCCTGTAATGTATCAAGATTGGACTCGTAATATGATGTCTAAAGTATGTACTGAACCTTTGCATCCACAAGAACTTAATAATATTTTTAAAGGTGTTGAGAATAAAGAATATGCTTACAAATGCAAAACATCAGTTGCACGAATGCACTGTTCATCAAGCACCTGTCTAAGACGTAAGCATGGTATTGGTAAGAACGAAGCTTTGCCTGAAGTTGGTAAACTTACAAAAGTAAATTCATATCCAGAACCTTATTGGATATTACCTATTCAAGGTAAGTCTATTCGATTATCTACAAAACAATTATATCAACAACAGTTATTGGGCGAGGCTTTATTAAACTACGATATAGTTTGGAGAGCACTCAAACCAACTAAAAGAGATCCAGATCCATACAGAGATTGGTTAGAAGAGTTGATGTCAACTAAACAAGACATGGAAGGCTTTGATGCAATTGAAGAATTAGATGATGTGTTTAATTCTAGAATGGCAAGGTTCTTAGAAGATGTTGAAGACACCACTGAATTTGATCAAATTGATTCTGGTAATATTTGGAAAGATGATAACGAGATGAGATTTAAGTTAGAAACATTTAAATCTTTTATGAAAAAGATGGGTTATAATTGGAACGAAAAAGAATGTACAAAGTTTTTAGAAACAGGTGGTGCGCAACCGAAATCTAAGTTTAGAGGTATTCAAACTAGACATTGGGTAGTAGCATTACCAAAACAAAGTGAGCATAAAAATAAAGATGTCAAATTCGTTAAAGCAAAAGTTGCGTGGGAAGACAATTAAGATATTTGGACCACCAGGAACTGGTAAGACTGAGAACTTGCTTAAGAGAGTTCAGAGGTATCTCAAACAAGGTTATTCCCCAGATGAAATTTGTTATATATCATTTACCAACAAAGCAGTTAATGAATGTGTGGCAAGAGTCCGAAAGAGATTTAAAGAGTATGATGAAGATGACTTTAAATATTTTAGAACCTTACATAGTTTGGCACGACAACAGTTTGCTGAGATACCCGTTTTAGATCCAAAGGCAGATCTTTTAATGTTTCACACTCAGTATGGAACTATTAAAGTGAATTACAAAGAAGGCCACGATGATCAGAAAGTATTTAACAATTGGTCACTACAAATTTATGATCGAGCAAGGAACATGAAAGTAGATCCTGTGTGGTTATATAAACAGCAACAGAGAAAAGCTGTACGACTACAGCAATTTAAATCTATTATTGCAGGTTACGAACAATTTAAAACAATGGAACTTGAAGGCGGAGGACGGACACCAGATAGACTAGACTTTACTGACATGGTGCAGAAGTTTATTGATGATGGTGTATCAATACCATTTAAAGTATTGATGGTCGATGAAGCTCAAGATCTAACACCGTTGCAGTGGGACCTAGTGGTGAAATTAGCAAAAGCAGTAGATCGAGTTTATATTGCAGGTGATGATGACCAGGCTATCTACGAATGGAATGGTGCTGAAGTAGAATTATTTCAAAACTTTCCTGGACGATCTTTGGTATTAAAGAAATCTGTACGATTAAATAAAAACATACATCACTTCTCCAATTGTATTTTAAAATCTATGGGAGACAATCGTGTAGAAAAAGAATTTTATTCTAATGGTAAAGAAGGAGCTGTGTATCGTTGGGGTGGACTTAAAAAGGTGCCTTGGGATATGGAAGGTGATTGGATGGTGTTGGCTCGAATAAATGATGTGAAGCGAGAGCTGCAGCAGGAGGCAAAAGATCTTGGACTATATTACCAAGACCAAAAGAATAATAAGTCATTTGATCCTAATCAGTTTCATGCAATAAATTTTTGGGAAACAATATGTAAAGGTGGTAGTATTACTAGAGAAGAAGCTGTAACTATGTATGAGTATTTATTAAACATAGACCACGGCTACCGGTCAGCGGACAGTAAAAAGTGGAGTTTTGCACATCCAAATCAAGTGTTTACATTTGATGAATTACATTTAAGGTGCGGTATGCGTGATGAAAAAGGATCATGGGATCAAGTATTTAAAAGAAAATTTAAAGATAAAGATAAACAATACTTTAATAAACTTATGAAAGCTGGAGTTGATTTAAACTTACCACCAAAAATAATTATAGATACTATACATCAGGTTAAAGGTGGTGAAGCAGATAATGTTGTCCTGGCGAGCAAATGTAATTTTCCATCGCATTATGACAAAAAGAATTTAGCAGATAAAGTAAAAGAACTTAGAGTTTGGTATACAGGTGTCACTAGATCTAAGAGTACGCTGCATCTGTTAGGCACTTACCATCAATACAACTTTCCACTTGGAAAGTATTTTAAACAATATGAGGCTAGTTATGTCAGATAAAGATATGTTCGATGAAGCATTTCCACAAAATAAACAAATAGGCGGTGGGCACTATAAATTTTTACGTATTCAACCGTATGAATTTATTTCTAAAAATGACCTTTCATTCTTTCAAGGAAATGTCATTAAGTATGTAGTGAGATATCCATATAAAAATGGTATCGAAGATTTAGAAAAGATAATTCATTACTGTCAATTAGAAATATTAAAATTAAAAGATGAACCAAAACATGCCAAAAAAAAATAATAAAATAATTTGTGAAAAATGCGATACAGCTGTTGCAGTTATTATTGATAAAAAAATATATTACTGTCCTGAATGTTATATGTTTGACAACAACATTCCTTTTGAAAATGCAATTTATAATTTGAAAATTGAAGGTTTATTGTCTAAGAAGACTAATTAATGACTCACCAATTAAACTTTATCTACAATGATAGTGATTGGATAGCTCCTGCAGAGTATCCTGATTTATCTAAAGCACCAGAGATTGCAATTGACTTAGAAACTAAGGATCCAAACCTAAAAACTAAAGGTTCGGGTTGGGCTACCTTTGATGGCCATATTGTAGGATTTGCAGTAGCAGCACTTGGACAGCAATGGTATTTTCCAATCGCGCATGATGCTGGAGGTAACATGGATTTATCTATGACGACTGCTTGGATGCAAGATATTTTAAAGTTACCATGTCCTAAAATATTCCATAACGCAAGTTATGATGTGGGTTGGTTGCTTGTTAATGGATTTGAAATTAAAGGTAAAATTATTGATACCATGATTGCTGCAGCTTTAATCAATGAGAATAGATTTAGTTTTAGTTTAAATGCCTGTGCTAAAGATTATTTAGGTGAAATTAAAAACGAAACTTTTTTAAATGAAAAAGCAAAAGAGTGGGGAATAGATCCTAAAGGAGATCTTTGGAGACTACCTGCAGGCTATGTTGGTTTTTATGCTGAGCAAGATGCAGGTCTAACTTTGAGATTGTGGGATAGATTTAAAACAGAAATAAATAAGCAAAGCTTACATGATGTGTGGGAGATGGAGATGGAGCTGTTGCCTATTTTAATTGATACAAGACGAAGAGGAATTAGAGTCGATGAAGAAAAGGCTGCTGAACTTAAAAAAGAATTCATCACTAAAGAAAAACAAGTATTACATAAAATAAAACAAGAGACTACTTTGGATGTTGATATTTGGGCTGCACGTTCTGTGGCACAGATCTTTGATCGAATAGGTGTGGAGTACCCACGGACACCGAAAACCGGAGACCCAAGCTTTACCCAAAACTGGTTAGTAAATTGTGATAACCCGATAGCGCAACTAATAAGAGAAGCAAGAGAAATAAATAAATTCC